AGTGAAGCGGGTGTAGGTATCTACCGCGTTTAGGGCTTCGTGTCCCGCGAACATGCTGGCGAACAGCGCGCCGTATTGCTTGAGCATCGGACCAATGCCGCGAAGCTGGCTTTCGAGCGCCTTACCGATGTTGGAATTTGCCCACGCATTGTTCGAAGCCTTCGCGGCTCGTGCGTGTGCGGCTGCTGCGTTAGAAGCGGCTTGATTGTTAAGACGCGTAAGCCGTTTAAGTTCGGCTTCCATTTGCGTGATGTTTGCAGTGAAGCGTGTTTCGAGTGTTGCAGAAGGACCGGCCATCCCATATTTAGCAGAATGGCCGGTTCGCTTGTTAGTCGAGCATCGTAGCTAACGCGTGTTCGAATTCGTCTTCCGTTGGTGGCTTGGCACTGCCGTCCGCATCTCCACCAACATTGTTGGCTTTTTTCCAACCTTCGATCGTCATAAGGAATTCCCAAAGAGACATTTCGCGTATCTCTTTGGGTGTATAGCCTGCTGCCCCGCCCGCTTTGAAAAACTCACCCCACTTCAATCTTCCGAAGGGGTCTGGTTCTCCATCGTCGGGGCGTCCGCTTCCCCCGGTAGTGGTTCATCCTCGATACCGGTAAGAGCCGCGTAAATAGTGTTAGCCGCGACGGACATGTAATCCATCAGGTAACCCTCTTTAACGCATCGGTTAACAAGATCGAAGGCATCCTTTTGGGACATGCCACCACCAATAAGACCAAGACGGATCGTTTCGCGAATATCGTCTACCAGCCATTCGCCTTGCAAAAGGCGAGTAGCGACAACATTCGGACCTGCACCGAGTTTTTCTTGAAGCTGGATAAGTTCGTCAATTCCGAGACGAAGGCTGTGATAGCCCTCGCCTACGAATTGGTTTGTGAGCGTTGCCGAGCGCATGGAACCACTCATATTAGGCGGTCGGCGTAATGGTTACAGCACCAGCCTGCTCAAGCGTGATCGAGCATTCCGAAGACTTAACGCGGTCGCCAGTAATGTTGAACGAAGTAAGGACATAAGGCCCGGTAACAGTCCAAGTGCCGTCCGTGATTTTCACATTCTTAACGGTGCCTTTCGCGGCCCACTGAAGCCAAGTGATCGCATCCGGCTTATGCAGCATGCCTGCGCCATCGATCTTCGTATCTACCGACTTCACGCGACGGATCATCTGTGCGGGTGCAAGCTGGTCGGCAAGGTCGATAAGTTCATCGGATTCGGTGGCGGTCGTGAAGCTGATGCCACGCGATGTATTGATAAGAGTCGATGCAGCAAAAACTTCAGGGGTAGCGCCGTTACCGACCTGAATCATAAGCTGTGCGCCGAGAACGGGCTGAATGTATGCCATATTTAATAATCTCCAGAGAAAGGGTCCTGAAGATTATTTATCCCAACGACTTAATTGGCTGGTTGGATCAGATAGTCGAATTCCAATGATGCCTGTTGGGTCATTCCGTCCTGCATAACGCGGAAGGAACTTGGACCAACAAACCATTCTATGACTACAAATCCTTCTAATTCGAGAGCTTTGTTCAACGCTTCACTTACCAGCGCGGCAAGCTCCTTCACTTCCGCCTTATCAGCGGCAAAGACCTCGATATTGGCGGTCGCGTCTGTGAAGTCTCCGCCATCATAAGACGGCGAAAGATCGTCATCACCGAAATAGATATACGGTAACGATTGCTTCTCTGGCACATCGTAGAACACACTACCCCCAGCAAGGCCCTTCAGAGCCTCGTAGACGGCGTTCTGCAATGCAAGGGATGGATCGCGGTAGCTCATGGGTAAACCGCCTTGAGCGCCTTGCGGATGGCTGTGCGCATACGGTTGCGGTGCTTCTTTCGCATGATCGTTCGAACGGATCGGAAGAACCGTGCGCCGGGGACGAATTTCGAACCGAGCTTGTGACCAAACTCCAACGGAATGATGTAGTGCAGCGCTGCCGAGCCGATGCTTACCACCTTCTCCAACTTGCTCGCGTCACCATCGCTTTTCTTGATCGTGCTACGGATGTGATCTTGATCGTCGCCAAGCGGCGTGGCGCGGTTAAGGCGCTTCGCAAACTCATCCTGTGATTTTGTGTTCGCGTCCTTCGCCGCATCGCGAACCTTATGGGGAAGGTTGGCAATCTGACTGTTCCACTTGGCAATCTCGCTGTTCGCGCTCCATAGGGTCATCGGTTGGCCACCGTTCCTACCTTCGCTTCAATCAAGAGCCAACGCTTGCGGCCCTCATCAAGCGAGCCAACCCAATCGATCGAGTAAACGACGCCGTCACCGTCCGTGATCGTGTCCCGGCTGGTGATGCTGGCAGTGATCTCATCGTATCGAATGACGATCTCGTAGGGCGTCTGCGCACCAAGGCGCTGTGCCTGCACCACCTCACCACCGCGCTTGACGGTGATCGAGGCAGGCAGGCTATCAGCGATGGTTTGGATTACCTTCTTTTTGCCGCCCTTGCCGTTCGGTGCCTCGCTGGCACGCGTGACGGTGATACGGTCGCGCAACATTCCCGCGCCTACCGCCTTGATCACTCTTCGTCCGAAGGCTCTTCGTCTTCAGCCAAGGTAGCGGCACCCGCATCAATCGCCTGCGTAGCGCATTCATCGTCTACAAGGCATTCCATGCCAGCGGTGTAGGCGATCGTCAGATATTCATCCTGCCGATAATCGAAGTCTTTGGTGAAGATAATTTTGGTCATACCATTATTTAGTTCAGCTAACACGGTAGCGAGCCAAGATCGTATCTACCGCCATCGGCACCGTTTCGAGCTTAACCGCACTGGTGGCTTCACGGTTTTCATAAAGATGGCCAACCAGCATCACGATAGCCTGCCGTAAATCGGCTGGAACCGTTGTGAAGCCTGCCGTGAATGTCAGAACGGCGCTTCCGTCGCGCGGTGTGGCGCGGATATCGTGGTAGACCTGACAAGGGTTGGTGTTGCGGTCGAAGCGAAGCGCGGTGGAAGAATAATTGACACCGTCGTGCTCCGTCCATTCGATCTTATCGACACTGCGAACCGGATAAATGGGGATCGTGAAGTTTGCCGAAAGGCCGTTCAAAGAGAACTCGTAAGTCTGCGGACAAAGCGCAATGCCGATGCCATACGGACCATCGATCATCGCAGTTGCCACTTCTATTAAGTTGACGAGAAACGCATCCTCGTTTGGATTGCTGATATTCAATTGAAGCTTTACATCTTCAACCGAAACGGGAAGCTGTGTCGGCTCGACAGTGCGGGATATTCGATTGAAGTTCATGACGATATTTAGCAAAAAGGGGAGAGCTTGACGCTCTCCCCAATTGTTAGCGAACTTCCTTCGCTGTAGTTTTGGTCACTGCCTTTTCTCGCTTCTCCACGATGGGAGTAGCGAAACCGGCTGCGCAAAGGCGGACTGCCTCATTGCCTTCGACGGTCTCACCGGGAGAGCGATTAAGCTCCCCGATAAGATTCGCGGTTACGGTCGCCCTCATTAGGCGAGCTTCAGCGCCTTGATAGCGCCGTTGTCCAAAAGCTTGCCGTCGAAGCGAGCGAGCGCGACGAAACCAACCTGATCGTAGTCGGCGTAACGCTCTTCGAGGCGGCGGACATAGATGTCGCGAACCTGACGAACGGTGTATGCCTTGAGGTCACCAAACAGAGCTACCGTCTTACCGGTCGAGAATGCCGAATCCATGTAAGGATTGATGACAAACGGACGGCCAAGGATCGTCTGTGGAGCGTCGACCGACATACCCGGCTGCCAGATGAAGGCACCCGTGGTGTCCTTCATGGTGCGAGCCTTCAGCAAAACGGCATCGTTGAACATCCAAGTTCCGGTGCGACGGTAAGCGGGGTCAATCGCGTGCTGAAGTGCGAAAAGCTCCTCAACCGAGAATGCCGTCGCCAGTGCAGCGGTCATCGACGATGCGGCGGTAACGATACCCTCTGGCATATTGACGCCGGTGCCGGTGGTGAGGTCTTCGTTCAGACCGCGACCGATACGGCGAGCAAGAGCACCACTGATCGTGTCGTCAACCGGAATAGCTGCATCCTGAAGAAGCTCGTTCGAAACACGGACCAACTTCGAGGTATACTTATATGCGCCCAGCGTCTTCGAGTTGAAGGCCAGATCGTCTTCCGGAATGAGAGTGTTCTCACCAATGATGACGGCGCGCTTGTCGTCGTCAAAGGTCGGCATCTCGATCGGGTTGCCGCTCGCGGTCGAGAGGTAGGTAACCAGCGAGGGGTCAAGCATCGGACCTTCGGTGCGAAGGCGCGTAATCAGCTTGCTGATAAAGCCGTTCGGAACCAGTGCGCCGCCCTTTGGGTCGGTAGCAACGCCCATAGCGCGGATTTCCGAAAGCGACTTCTCGCCGCGAATGTAGGAATTGAAAGCGGCTTCACGCTTCTCATCGGTGTCGTTGGCGTGACGGACGGTCGTGCCGGTCTCGGGGATGTCCGTGACGATCTCACCGAACGAACGATTGCGAGCCTCGACAGCATCCAAGCGTGCAGCCCGCTCTGCGAGGCCATCGCTTTCCTTCATCATATTATCGAACTGCGCAGTCACTTCCGCTTCGTTCGAGCCGTCATCCTTGATAGTCTTGAGTAGGTCAGCGCCATCATGCGCAAGCTTCAGTGACTTCGTGCGAAGTTCAGTAATATTCATTGAAAGTAATCTCCAGAAAGGGTCCTGAAGATTATTTATCTTTAGAGTGTCACAGCCTGCCGCGCGCCTTCAAAGAGGCGGCACGGGCGCGATTACGAAGGTCGAGAAGAACTTTATCGGATGCCTTATGCCCCTCGAAGGCTTCTGCGATTTCTTCCGCGACGGTAGATGGTGTAACGCGCCCTTCCTGCCACTTATCGAGACTACGCTTTGCAGCGCTGGTGTCGGGATATGCTGGATTGATCACGAAAGAGACCTCGACAAGATCGACATCTTTTAGCGTCCGAAGAATCGAGCCATCGGCCAATTCCTTCCATTCCTGTTCGCGGACGGTGAAACCGAAGCTCATTCGAAGCTCGCCATCGGCAAGGCTATCAAGCTGCGCGGGCGTGAAGCGTTTTGTATCAAGCTCGAAGGCCAAGCCGCGCTCATCTTCCGACAAGGTGAGCTTACCCGAACCGGTAGAGCCGAGCGGCAACGCGTCGCTGTGGGACCATAGCGCGAAGATATTCAGAGCGCCCGTCTGTGCCTGCGATAGGGAACGCTTGAACGCGCCGGGTTCGATCACCTCGACAAACCCGCCCAGATCGTGGCTGTCGCTGTTGAAGACCGCAGCATAGCCGCCCGCCTTGCCTGTGCCATCGTCGGACGGTGCGCGGACTTCGAGACCGCTCAAATCATAGTTACGCTTCTCCATTGTCTTCCTCGTTATTCTGGGGGGTTTCTTCGGTAACTGCCTCATTCGCCGGAACGACAGGGTTGGCGGGTGCAGGCGTGCTACCAAGCGCCGTGGTGGCGCTCTGCATGTAAAGCTTGTCGCCATGCGGCTTCGCTTCGCGGTTATCGAGCGCGCGAGCTTCGTTCGGTGTGAGTAGCGCCGAGTTGACGGCACGCGCCAAGGCTTCCATTCGTGACAAAAGATCACCACGAACCAGCGCATCTACATTGAATTCGACATAGTTGGTTGTGTTGCGGATACCGAACAGCTTTAGATTAAGTTCCTGTTCGAGCATCTTGACGATCGGAAGGATGGTCTGCTGCGCGAAGTTTAGGTTCTGCTGCTCGACATTCGAGTAGGTGCCGGTAGTAAGATCGTGCAGCATTGCAGGCGCGACATTAAAAATGCGGCTCGCCTCGCTGACATTGAACCGCCGAAGCTCAATCATCTGCTGCTTTGACGGATCGAAGCCAAGGCTTTCGAGCTTGAAACCGGTGGGCATCGGCAAGACCGTGCGCTTACGATCTTTGGACGACTTGATAGCGCCCATAATCTGCTCTGAAGCGCGGTCGTTGGATGCTGGTGAGGTGCCGGGGCCAGTCAGAGTAAGAGGCGGAACACCACCATTCGCAAATAGCTCTGTTGCATACTCTTCAGCGGCAATCATCGAGCCGATAGTGTTACGGTGAACGATGATCGGTGCGTAAGCCTCAATGCCATCGGATTTTAGCGAGGGTGCGAAGTCAATAATGTCGTTCGCTTTGTAGACCGTGGAACCGATGGTGTAAGTTCGAACAAGTTGGTTGTTTTCGATTTTCTGGTCGATCTTGACCAAGGTTTCATCAACCGGCACGAACCCGCGCACTCGCTGAACTCGGTCGCGTAGAATAATCGCGATGCCGCGCCCCTTTGATCCCGCGAACGCACGCCAGACCAGCATCTTGAAGAACACGGACTTCGAATGAACATCGTTCGCCCGATCATGGATGACCGAATAAAGCGGGTCGTTCGTAGCCTTGGTGGGCTGTCCGTTCTTATCGACTTTGTAGAGGTGAAGCGGAAGGTGACCGATGGTTCCGGCAATCAAGTTGACGGCTTGCCAGATAGCCGGGACACCGAGTGCCGACTCTTCGTTTACATCGATACCAGCCGCACTTTTACGGCTTGCGTCGAACCAGTTCGCCGGGTCGGACAAGCTGCGATTAGGGTTTTCAAGGGATCGGCGTTCCCCGCTTCCAAAGATATTGAACAACATGCCAATATTTAGCTTGGCATGTCGGGTGGCTGTCGGATCAACGCAGGGTCAAAACCCCATCATCTTGAAGTTTGGATCATCCCAAGGGTTCGTAGGTGCTGCTTCCACTCTATCTAGCGCCTTCAATCCGAGCGCCATTGCCAGAGCTACAGCGCCGTCGATACGAAACCGAGACGCGTTTTTATCAAGTTTACGGTTACCGGCTGCATCTTGATCGACCATCGCATTCGCTACGCACATATTCGTGAGCGGATTGCCATCGTGCTTTAAATCATTCGTAAGAACGGCAATTTCAAACGCATTCACAGCGGGCGCAAAACCTACGAAGCCCTGCCCCCAAGGGACGATACGAAGGTGACCACTCGTGTCTTCCGCCGCAACGAACCCTTCATCGTCGAAGGTTCGCAGGACTTCAGCCATTCGGTTACGGTCGTAAGCCATGCCGCGAACATCGTATTTGCCGCATAGCTCGATAATCTTCTTCGCGATCAAGCGAGGGTTGATGACGCGTCCGGGTGCTGCGATTAGGTGACCCTGCTTTGCCCATAGATCGTAACGAGCGCGGTCTCGCCGTGTATGGTCTTCGATCAGCCCTTCGGGCTTCCAATACCACGCCTTCACGCGGCTACCATCGTTGACCGATGTCGCCACCAGTGCCGTAAGATCGGTGGTCTTCGACATGTCGAGGCCAAGGTAGATCGGCTCCTTATCCGCATATTCGAACGGGTCGATCGTCGCCGCCTTCCAATCGCTGTTTGCGATCAAGGGAGCGTGCAACGATACGCGCTGGTTCAGATAGAGAAGGCGAAACTCTGCCTCTTCAGACGGCAGGCGAACGGCTCGCTTGGCCATCACCCGCATCTCGTCCAGTGATCGAAAGTCCCCAAGCGCCGGGTTGGCCTTTAGCCACTGCGCTTCGTCCAATAGCTCGCAATCGTCATCGGCGGCATAGAGGTGGCACACCACCGAGGGATCGGACGAATTGAGACCGTCATCGATCATTTCAGATAGCGGGTGTGTCGGATCGTTGTTCTGCGTGCTGATGGTCAGAAACAGCGGCTCTTTACGCGCACCCTGACTGGTTAGCAGGACCGATAGAAGCTCGCGGTTTCGAGCCTGTGCAAGCTCGTCATAAACCACGAAGGACGGGTTCAGGCCATGCTTGGTCCCGGCTTCCGCCGATAGTGCAATGAACTTTGAACCTTCTGCCTTGATCCCGCTCGTCTTTACATGGATGGTCTTGGTAGACACGGTCACTTCAAGGTATTTTTGAAGGGTAGGCGAAGCTTTGATCATTCGAACAACGGCATTGAACACGATGCCAGCTTGCGCACGGTCGTTCGCAGCGCTGTAGATTTCTCCATTAAGTTCAGCTTCCGGCCCGATAAGGTGGACCAGTATCAATGCGGCGGCAAGTTCGGTCTTTCCTTGCTTACGCGCAAGACTGAACACCGCCCTTCGAACGAGCCGATTGCCAATCTCATTAATGGGCGAGTAGACATCCTCGATAAAGCTCTTCTGCCAACCACGCAGGTGGAAGAACTTTCCCGCATCGTCCCCGATCGTGATTTTCAGCTTCTGGATGAAATCGATAACCCGCTGCGCACGGGCGGTATCACGCACAGTCAGTGGATCAGGTCGCCGAACTCGTCGCCACCCTGACTCCCATTATCTGCGTTAAGGTGCTGGCGGCTGACTGGATCGAGACCCAGCTTCGCACCAAGCGTTGCCATAAGGCGCGCGGCATCGCTCTGAACGGCGAACCAAGGGCTAATCTTGGTCTGCCCGGTTGATCCGGTGACCTCGATGTCACCACCAGAGATTTTGCTGGTGGCAAGCTGATGCGTGCTGACTGCCTCGCAATACGCTGCAAGCGCGAAGCTGTCGGTGCTCGCGAAGACGCCGGGGGGCATCGCCAGTATCAGCCGCTTCCAAATCGTCTTGGCGCGGTTGGACATGACGGTAGGGGGTAACGGTAGACCAGACGGTTTCGGCTCTGCCTTGTTTAGAGGCCGCTTGCCGGGATTCCCTGAAAGTTGTTTTACTCGTGTTGGCTTGGCGATGTTCGGCATCGCCTATTTAGCCGCGTCAATCAAAACCCGTGTTATTGGCAGGACCAGAGCGGGACGCCCAGTTGAAAAGGTCGTTCATTGCGACCGGACATAGCTCGATAATATCGAACCACTCAATACTCGATGCGTCTCGCGAGAATGTTCTCGCAAACCATTGCGGCCGCAATTCGAAGAGTGGCTGACCCCAGATTGCCGCGTTGTGTTTTAACGAGTTCACAAGAACATGTAGGTCAACCATATTAGGGTCTATCCAGATGTCTTTAGATTGAACTGCCTTTACAAGACCTTCAAACCCTCCATGTGGCTTGTTGCCCCATTCACGCGCGGCCCTCTCCCAATGATGATAAATCATTATCGCAAAGGCTTTTCGCAGTGCTTGAATAGACTGCTCCGATCTTAACGAGGCGTGGATCAGAAAGTCTCTGGGGTTATGCGTAACGCTACCATAGTCATCAGCCTCAATAACCGAGTCCACTCCCTCGTCGAAAACAAGGTCGAACTCGTCGATAGCGCGGTATGACGCATCGATGTCATCCTGTAACAAGTGCGCTGCTCGCTCGTAACTGTCCTTAAGCGTCTTCAAGCCAGTTTGATATTCGTAGCCCGCCCAATCAAATTTGATTATTGCCATTCGCTTTTCCCCCGTTTGAAAAACCATAGCAAAAAATTGGCGCTGAAATGCGGAATCGCGCGCGAATGAGGACGAGCGGTGGGGAAGAGGACGCCCCTAGACCTCGAACCACCCCCTACCCTGTCGGGTTTGATGCTGCCGGGTCCGCAGGCGTAGCCTGAACGGATACCCGGCAGAAGGTCGAGCTAACGGACCGATGACACGAGGCCACCGGCCCGCCCATGCGCTCATCTTTATTTAGCTAAAACTATTATCGGCACGCCGTTCACCGGTTTGATGGGTGCTTGGGGTCAATCGGATACCCATCCACATCGACAGCGCTGCTAAAGCCTGCATTCTCTTCACGCTGCTTGGCGCTGTCGTGGCATACCTTGCATAGGCTTTGGAGATCGCCTTCGAAGAACAGCACATCGTCGCCCTTATGCGGCTCGATATGATCGGCCACGGTAGCCGAGACAAACTTACCCATCCGTTCGCAGAATGCGCATAGGGGATAGGCGGATAGCTGTGCTGCCCGCCTGCCCTTCCATGCCTTGGTATCGTAGAGGTGATGATAGGCTTTAGCCTTGGCGTATCTGGTCACGCTGCCCCGGTAGCAGGAGGAACCACCAGCCCGGTCGAGCTTGCCATAAGCCCGCGCTTGGTCATGTTGCGGCGTCCTACAATAGCATCGAGCGTGCCATCCATCCCGTAGCCACCCGGTAAGCCGTCAAGCTGTTCGGGCTGCATAGAATGAACCGCGAAGTAGCGAATAAGACGCTCGCTCAAGTTGGTTAGCTGGATACGGCGTGTGTTCTCGCTGTTCTCCTTCGGGTTCCATGTCATCATCTCCTCGATGATGATTGCGGATACATTGTCTGCCGTAGGCTGCATCACTTGCTGCCTCCCTTTAGCGAAAGGATACCAGCGTAAACGCTTATCGATCCGAGACCGAAGCCGCACACGGATAGCAGCGCGAGAAAGCCAACGGCGTATCCGTTAGCGAGTATTGCGGCGAAGGTGTCGAGATCGCGCCCCCAAGTTTGGAGGAAGGCTGATAGGCCAGCGAAGATCACGCTAATGGCATAAAACACCACCGCGTGTTTGAAGTCGGATAGGTCGGGATTCTTCATGGGATAACCTCGATTGTTTGAGCGAAGATATTTATCCCCATCGATAAGATTGATGTTTCCCGATGCAGTGATACATAAAGGTGATGATGACCGTTCTCACCCTCGTTGGCCTTGCCTTCTTCGGCACTGGTGCTGTGCTATGGTCGAACAAGCGCACGATGTTGAAGAACGCCATGGCGCGTGATGGCTTCAAACCGCATGAAGTCCGCAAGGCGTTGAGGCTGTATGATCGGAACCAGCAAGCCGAGCTTATGGCGCATTGCCGTAGCGTGGTAGAGCGGAACAAGAAGCCGACATCGAGGGATTGGACGAAGGCAGAGAGCTATCACGATGTGAACGCGCTGACTCCGTAGCCTACTGCCCGCTTGCAAACTGCAAGTGAACCGGGTCTGCTGCCCTCACAGGATGGGGCATGGTCGATGAACTTTCGAAGCTTTGCGTTCGGTTTTGCGGTCGCCGCGATAATAGCCATTGCTGGCGGATTGTGGCTGGCGAAAAAGCTTGGTGATCAGCCAATACGATGGATGCCTAAAACCTATTACGATGATGGTGATATCCGCACGGAAGGCACGGGATATGCCGTCGCCGAAGGCACCCTCACTGGTGAAGACATGAATGGTAATACCTTCCTGCATATTGAATGCCGGAACGAACAGAAGCGGTGTCGGATCAACGAACTTTCGTCATTGGGTTCGAATAGATCGGTTTTTCTCTATAATGATGAATGGCCTATTACGAGTTGGAATAAGGATGTGATCGTTGCAGAGTCACAGCCGGTTCCTACGGCGTGCAGTCGCGTAAAACTCGTGATCATCCGTCAAGCTCAAGTCATACAGTATAACCGCATACCACAAGAGACCCGTGACGCGGAGCGATGCAAGGCTATAGCCAATAAGGCGTTCAAGTGGACGCTTGAGGATCAGCCGTTTTCATAAGCGAGTCTCTTCACAACTGACACTATATCTTTGCTGCCTGCGTCACGCGTTATGATCGCAGTTAGTCCTTGAAGACATGCGCCTCAATCATCGCCATCACCTGTTCCAGCGCCTTGATTGTTGCTGCCTGCGCATTGAGCTTCGCGGATAGCTTGTCGATTTCCGCCAAGAGCGTTTGATTATCTTCGACAAGATCGTTGTAGCGGGCGTTCAGATTGCCTGCGCAGACCATCGCCTCGCGTGCATGACGATCTGCCGCCATGCTCCATTCGCGATCTGTGCGACGCTCATAATCCTCTGCCATCCCATATTTAGCAGTATAGGCGCACGACACTGCCCGCTTGTGTGCTCATATCTATAAACGATTATAGACTTCGTGGTCGATTTATAATCAATTATAGCTTGACACAGTTCGCTTTCTTTGATCCCGCACCGTTTTTTGCTTGATCCCATCACCCTTTCGTGAGAGTTGCCCCCTTACACAAAGAAAGGATGCGAATGATCATAGATGAAATCATGAAAATGACCGGTGCGGGACGATCAACGATCTATCGCTGGCGCAAGGATTACAACTTTCCTGCACCCGATCGAGCAGGTTGTTATGATCGCGCCTCGGTCGAGGGCTGGTGGTCTACAAACCACGATGTGGTTGGACGCTGGCCAAAGCGCCGCGACGCCTAACTGATACGAAAACTAATTTTGCAGCAACGCGCGGGGGTATTCCCCGGCGAATGAAGGATATTGCCTATGGCGACGGTTCAGCCAAATGTTGAAACGGATATAATGAATGCAGCACTCGCGGCCATGCAGGTTTTGGACGGAGCATTTGCCAATAAGTTCAGTGATAACTGGCAGAATGTATTAGGCGGGCTCGAACGGATGATATGGCTTCGCGAGAAAGGCACGCCACACCTTTTCGTGACGGAACGCGATGGTGCGTTCGAAATCAGCGATCCAGCCGAAGAGGCTCTTTTCTTGGTTGGACGGCCATGAAGAAGGTTTTGATTCGAGATGACGAAGGTCAAATAACGCCGTTCAACAACATGATTGGCGAGGTGTTGTTAGAGGGATCGTGCGGCGATGCGCTGGTCTACATCGAGAGTGCGCAAGCCATTCTGATAGCTCTACACGCAACGCTGCCTGATGACACTCCACACGAGTATCGGGGGCAGGAATACTATTGGCCTATGCACGCCATGTTTATTCCGGATGGCTTTGACACCAAGCATTGGATCACGATGATGGCGATGGGGATGAAATGACCAGACCAAAACACTTCACAATTTCAGACGACATGGAGTTGCTATGGGAGTCTGGAACTTATTCCGACATAGATAGGCGCGTCGAGCGACTTGCCCCGCTGACTGATAGTAAGGGCAAACCCTTGCACGCCAAGACACGCAGGAAGATCGTGCGCGCCACGGTTGATGGCATATCAATTACGCGATCGATACATCGCGATGCAGACTCGTGGGTTGTTCGTTGGCAATCGCAGATAGAGTCAGAGCACTTCACGGCAAGTTTCGAAGAATGGCGCGGTTTGGATGATGACAGCAGCGACTACGGGCTATCGCTGGCCGGTTGTGTTGGCCATTTTCTTAATTTCGTCGGTGGCGTCGATCGAAAGAACGCTCATGCCATTATTGCGCAATGCGAGAAAGACGGGAGCATTGATGCTCAAGATGCGATGATGGCGAGACTGGCGCTAAAATAATCGAAAGGTGATGAAGATGGGATGGTCTAAACACGGTGAGGTGGAATTTCTACACAGATGCTTGGCCGATCCACTCAAGCAACACATTCGGGACATTGCTTATCGACGCCTCTACTGCATCGAACACGAGATTCCGTATGCCAATCCGCTCAACGATGTAGATGAAGTTTTGTATCAACTGTGGAAACAGGATACCGGACCGATCGCGCCACCGGCTGTCCCAAAGACCGCCTATGAGCTTGAATTAGATCGTCGCTATGGAGCCTCTACAAGCCCCGTATGGCAGGGTCAGGGATATCAGGCAGGATCGTGAAGCAAAATGCCGGGATCGTGCCGTGTGAGGCTGTGAGGGGGCTGGGGAGGATAGTAGAACCACCCTCCCCTATGCTGTTACGGTTTAGCGGCTTTGCGTGCTGCGACGGTTGCTGCGAAGCGGGCGCGGCGCTCTTCCGACCATCCATTGCCAGCTTCACCAGATGATGCGCGCGGTGCGCGTGGCGTCTTCACCTTGACGGTCGTGCCAGCGGTCGAGTCAGCTTCGAATTCCTTGTCGAATTCGCCTGCGTTCACAGCTTCGGTCATCGTCGCAAGGAAGTCGTTGAAGCGCTCGCTCGGAATGAACAAGGTCGTCTGCCCATTGATCACCAGCGGGTGACCGTCGCGGCGCGTCGGGGAGAAGGCGACTACGCCATTCGCAAGCTGCCACCAGCGCTTACCACCACCACGCGTGGTCTCGGTCGAAGCAAACTGCGTCTTGGTCGCTTCAAGACGGTTAGCTACCCAAGCGCGATCCTTGGCGGGATCATATGCCTTCTTATCGAAGGTGTCCTTGAGCTTCGGGTCAATGAGTGCGTGAAGCTTATCTAAAATCGACATATCTTGTGCCTCCATAGTTCGGTGACACTGCGAACTACGAACTACACGATGGTGTCAAGACAATCTTCGAGAATGACCTACCATATTGCCTTGATCATGTTCGCGGCCCCTGCGCTACCAAAGTAGGCAAGAGCGACAAAGGCCATTAGCAAGAGCGTGAGGGCGATCAACGCATAGATGGGGTGACGGTCGGGCTTGAAGGCCACCACCGTATCGTGAATCATTTGGGTGATCTTCATTAGGCATACCCCTCGCAAAAAATGATGCGGTTTTTTGGGTTGCCTCCCGCCTCCGGCATTACCGCGAGTGGGGGTGCGGCTCAAGAGGACGCCACACGAACGGCAGTGTGATATCGTATTTCACACTCGACGGGGGAGGCTTGCACGAGGGGAAATCGGCTCGATGTCGTCCTTGGCGTAGATCGTGTTCGTCGAACGCTTACACGAAGCACAGATGCAGCGCGTGGAGGTGGAGAGGGTAGCCGGTTGTCACCGACACAGATGAGGGGGTCCTTGTGGCGGCTGTGGAATAACCCCCTCCGGAGAGGGGGCTACTACGCGGAACAGACCGTTAACGCATTCGCGATCCTGATAGGCGGCGCACCATATTTCACCGCTGAAGTGCACCAATATTTAGTCCGCCACCTTCGAACCATCGTCATCCTCAAGCACCTTCGCGCCAGTCTGGATCACGAACAAGTCACGGTCTGTGATATCGTTGAAGCATACGGTGATGACAACCTTCGGGTCAAATTCTTCGTCATATTCGAGAAAGCTAATCGTGAAGCGGACCAATGCCGATTCAGCGATGGCATCAAACATCGAGTCTTTCATGTTGACCCGACCGATGTATTCTAGAACAGGGTCACCGCCAGTAAACCCATAGTCATAGTAGTGATTACTTTCGACTATCGATAGCTCAACACGATACGGGTGAGGTTCATCAGCTTTATAAGCGATACGATCTTCAAAGTCGTATCCGCAAAGAAAATTGCGCTTGTTCGGATCATCCCAATCTATACGCTTTTCCCACTGATTTACCATAACGATGCCGTCTTCTGCATCGTATTCATGTCCCAGATTTAGGGTTTCAGCGGTAGCCTTCGTCATACGGTATCCCCGATCCTGTTCAGGAGATTCTTGACCGATGTTGCGCGCCCTCGTCCACCACGATTTATGAGATGCGGACTAGATAACAGTGCTGGTAGAAGGTCCAACACAGGCAAGTTGGCTCTAACGCGTTAGGCGAGACCGTGAGGGCGCATCCTCGATACGGTCTGGCCAGTAGGTTCGACTCCTACCTTCGATCCAGCATCCTTATGTGTTGCCTGCCCTCACTCGGATCATCAGTGCATTGATCGATGAGGCATCATACCAGCAATTTTTGCCATGATCTTTGACGAAGCATCCCGCAAAATTGATATCGAATAGCATTTGATCGACCGGGGATAGCTTTAGGGTAATCTTTTGGGGTGATTTTGGATCATCGTTTTTGAAATCTGCCTTCCATGCTGTGCAGACGGTGTAGCTCGACGGCTCTGCGCAGTTGCCCTCAACCCATTGCACAACCTCTTGTGTGCGTGTGGTGTGGAGGATCATGGCTGGCGATCTGGATCGACAGGCGCTGACTTTAAGAACGCGAGCGCGTCCGCTTCATTATCGAACCGGATGGTTGCGCCTTCATCGGCTTGCTCGGTAGCCCTGTCCAAATATGCCAGAAAGTCTGGCGATACCGTCAATTGCGCAATCGACCTCGTCAATCGATCGCGATTCGCTTTCGACGATAGCAGATAGGTTGTCGTATCTTGTGCGCGCTTGGCTCGAAGCGATAGTTTGGTCCGACGCTTTTTCATCAGCCCCACCGTAGTTTGAACATGGTGGCATCATGTTCATCGGGAAGAACGAACCTTATGAACATATAATCGATCGGCATGACTCGACCGGGGGTTTTACACAAAGCCGCGAAGTCATCAATGGGGTGAGCACAGCCTCGCCCAATCGCCAAAATGTTTTCATCCATTCGTTCGCGAAGGTCCTGCAATAGCGGCTTGTGAATATGATCTACCTCATTGTGGTGGCGACCTTTGCTACGCAAAAATGTGAGCTTTCTCGATCGGTCTTTGGCGGTCTGCGCATCGTCGAGCCACACACCCGAGAACGCTTGAGAATAGTCATCTTCATTCAAATCACGCGTCGATTCCCAGAATTGCAACCAAGGAATATCTACCAAGACTCCACCGGGGTGAGAGTTAATTGCTGCGTTTATGGCTTTCCAATGCGCCACACCGCTTTCAAATGCGCGGTAGCGAATGACATGATGATCATAAGGGCGAACGCGGTCGGGCATATTTCTTAAGGCGTTTTTGAATCCGTTTAGATCGAATTTGTTTGAAGTTCGTGCGCGCTTGGCTCGCATTGTAAGTTTGGTCCGACGCTTTTTCATTGGTCACCCTCAAGCTCGATCCCGCCATTGATCCAGTCGGAAATCGGCGAAGGTTGAACCTTGATACCGCGCCAAGCTGGTCCGATACAGATACCGGGATAGCCGATATCGATATCAATGCATTTTACGAACCAATCTTGTGACTCATCGAAGGCATAGCCTTTCGTCTCCCAATGGTCCCAGACCATACCGTAGTGAGATAGGTATCGAGGATAGTCAGAGACTCCCCATCCAACAATGCGCTTCTGAACGAACTGCTCTGCGATCGGGCGGAGCATGTCGTAATGAATGCGCTTGGGTTGCTTGTAGAATTTTGGGATGGCGGTAATCACCTCGACGGTGGAGGAGACCTGATTATCGAAGATTAGTAAGAACATGATGGTATTTAGACCGTCATCCATCCAAAGCCATTCTTCTCACACCAACCCGAATAGGTGGTCTTGCTGGTCTTTGAAATTTTCCGGTTGGGATATTGGAGCACGATGACGATGCGCCAATCTGGATTGCATCGTTTGATCGCCAGTAGCTTACCTCGTTCGATAGGGCAGAGCCGACCTTTCGCCTCGAAAATCGTTTTTGTATCTCGGTCGATGAAATCCGGAAGATATGTGTGGTCGCGTGTGTAGTTGAGCTTGATAGCCTCATACTCGACCGTGTCGGGGAGGTGACGCGCCACCTTTTCTTCGAACTTGTTTCTCACAGATATATTTAGATGGCGGCTGGTGAGGCGGGTTCGAAGTTATCAAGCGCGAACACCAATCATGAAGTGCATGAGTTGGGGTGCCTCACCAGCGTTGGATTAGTTATAGCTCAAGCCAGAGGTGCGCGCATTATTCTTGTTACCTTGCCGCTCTATGGAAGCGCTGTGCGCTTAATCAGAGATGAGGTGGCTTCCGAGTCGAGGTGATGTGCGCATTCGAGATATATCGAGCGCATTTGATTACTTCCCTTGGCTCCTCGACCAGAACCCAATCTATATGACGCAGTTTGTCTGTGGCGAGGGCTTGCACTCGACATGGGCAATGACTGCGCGAGGGCGCGAAGCGTCCGAAGCCATGACTAACACAAAGAGCCTTAAGGCTTCACAAGAACGCTCAAGCGCCTTTGATACAAGTCAGTGGCCCAGCTACGCTGGTCCAGCAACTATCTCTCGTTTCGACACCCCGCCTTCGGCAGCATGTCGAAATCAAAAGCCATTGCATATGAAGTGAACCAAGTGCGACAAGGCCATTCGACTTGTTACCGTTAATCCCTTTAGGGGTAAATCCCACGAACTTTTAAAGGGAATAGATGTAACAGACTATTTCATTAGAGCGGCGCGGTAACAGTCGTTTAATATGGCACGCGTTTGGTGCTCCGTGATAAATAATACATAGTCAACCATGTATTAAGGAGCACAATGCGCATTACAATCGATGAAAGCCCAGTTGGAGTAGGAAAGACTTACCAAGCGATCAAGCGGATGGTCGCAATCCCCGGTCATTATGTCTTTGCGGTCGAGCGTGTCGACGCGATCCACGAGATGACGAACCGCATCTATCAGCAAGCGTCGATCTCTGGCCAGCTTCCGGTCATCAAACGCATCTACGGTGGCAACGGCGAGGTTGGGAGTGTTACCCGCCAGATAGCCGCCCTGCCCGGTCTCATGGGCGCTCATCCCCATGTTATCGCCCTCATCAGCCACGAAGGTATGATGATGAGCGACTTCACGGATTTCACCGACTGGTCGCTCATCGTCGATGAGGTGCCAAGCATGTTCACGATGCACAAATACAGCACCGAGACCGATGCCGCATTCTTCGAGGCGAATTATACCCTCACGCCTATGGACGGTAGCGACAAATGGCACCTTGTCGGCCTCACCAAGGCTGGTGCCGAGCTTTTGCCGTCAAAGATCGGGAATTGTGAAGGCCACCGTTACCTTCACCACTTCCACCGTCGTTGCAGCGATCCCCGTCAAGGTCCGGTGGTCGATCTGAAATCATGGAGCGAGATGACCGAGCGCCACCGCGAATGGGTCTGGTATTCGCTGTTTCGACCGTCGCAGATTGAAGCCTTCGCAAATATCAATTTCCTTGGGAGCAACTTCACACAGTCAATGTCGTTCACGATGTTCAATGAGGACCACATCGAATGGGACACGGTTTCTCATCTTGGTGATCGACCCTTGCGCCATCGTAATGCGCGGATCGTCTACTATTCGGATCGGCCAACCTCGCTCTACTATCTGGGGGGTGCGGACGGACAAGCGGACCTTGCCAAGATCGGCGAGTATATCGCATCTTCGACCACACAGCCGATGTTTTGGTCTGCCAACGAAAAGATTCGTCCTGCTCTAACTCCTTTCCTCAACGCTGATGAATACCGTTTGCCCAAGCAAGCCGGGACAAGCTCGCTGATGGGATACCACACGGCTGCGATGTTCTATGCCGCCAAGCCGAATGCGGAGATTGAGACGGCGATATCGGGTCTGGGATGCACTGCGGATCAGTGGATTGGCACGACCGAGCACGAGACCATTTTGCAGTTTCTAACGCGCACCAGCGTGCGTGATGTCAACTCGACACACGATGTCGTGCTGCATGTCTTCAATCGTGACCACGCCATGTATCTCAAGCGATTCTTCGACAGTCAGCCGCATATCACCACCACGCTTGATAAGGTCGACCTTGATCTTTCCACGCAGGTTCGCAAGCCCGCTGGTCGCAAGCCGGTAGAGATGACCGAAGAACAGCGCTTGGTGAAGGAAGCGGAATCTCGCGAGAAGCGGAAGCTTCGGATGCGTGAACGCCGTGCGAAGGTGGCGGCATGAGCGGGCGTGATATCGACGCAAAGCACACGATGTATCGAATGATTACGGAGGTATCACCAGAACATCGCCGTTTGACTATCGGATTGCGTTTAAGTCCTGACGCCGAAATATTTGTCAAAGAGAACGATCTTGGAGAATTTACACTTCACTGGTCCGGTTCGTTTGGCGTCAGAATCACCGCCCCCGACGAAGTTTCCGCAACCCTGTTCAGGTTGGCATTCTGATGGGTCGGCTCGATAGCGATACGCTCTTGCCCAATGAGATGCGTGCAACCGACAATATGTTCGAGTTCGACTATGAAAACACCATATGCAAAGAGGTGATTTTTGAGGAGGATTTTGGTCACAGGAAGGTGAAAGAAACCGCTCGGATATATTACGCTACCCCTATCTTAAGTCCCGCTGCCAAGGCGGTGATTGACCGGAACGGCCTTGGTGAATTTACCTTACGCTGGAACAACGGTGAACATTGGGTCATCATAACTGCGCCAGACAAGACTTCTGCAACCTTGTTCAGGCTGGCTTTCTGATGGGACCGCTGGAAATCCACGCAAAGCGCGGGATGTATCGATTTGGTAACGCTTTTAAGAACGATTAAGGTCGCCATTTTTTCAAGCTATGTTTAAGCGAGGCTATCGAGAAGTTTATCAAAGACAACGATCTTGGTGTTTTCACGATACGCCTCGATAACGACGCGGCGATGGTCGTCATAACAGCACCCGACGAATACTCTGCCACCATCTTCCGCCTAGCGTTCTAAAACAATGCCCCCGACGATCCACACCGATCATCGAGGGCATTTTAGTAATAGTATCAGTAACGATCCCCTATCATACCCAAAGGTCACGAAAACTTCAATAATAAGGGCTTTTGGCACCCTTTTTCGTCATCATGACTAAATACTTACAGAAGCAAAGGAGCTTCAAAGGAGTATATAATCATGAGCCGTAAAAGAATTCACCCGCTACCGTCTATCGCAGAACTTCACGCCCGCTTTTCATACGATCCCCAGACAGGTCAGTTGACGCATCGCCTGACTCATCGCGAGTATGCCAAGCGCGGCCAAGTTGCCGCCACGGCCCAGAAGTCAGGTTACATCGTCGTTGCGACCTCTGGGAACATGATCTTGGCGCATCGTGTCGCATGGGCGATGCATCACAATGAGTGGCCAGTCGGTGAGCTTGATCATCGCGACAACGACAAGAGCAACAATCGCATCGACAATCTTCGGTTAGCGACGCGTGCACAACAGCGTGCAAATATTCCGGGACGCGCAAAGAGCGGTTTCAAGGGTGTTCGAGCCTTTGGGCATTATTTCCGCGCCAAGATTAGCGCGAATAATAAGCAGTATACCCTTGGTCGATATGACACAGCAGAGGCGGCTTCGATCGCCTACCAGAAAGCCGCCAAGACCCTTCATGGCGAGTTTGCCAATATCAAGAATCTTGTGCGTGGCGCGATCAACGCCCCCATCGAGTTTAAAATGTCATGAATATGGCACCAACTTTCATCATCATGATAAAGTCATCTTATGAGCAATGAACACTACACCGCCCGCCGCAATTTTCAGAGGAATGCTGATATCCGCGCCTTGAAGGCGTCTGGTGTAAGCGCCGTGGAAATCTCGAAACGGTATGATTTGAGCATCACTCAAGTCTACCGCATCACCAACAAAAAACTTCTCGAAAACAAATAAAGGAAATTATGACATACACATTCACAACCATCGATCTATTTCTTCTCATTTCTTTCACTTTCTCATACGCGCTACTTGGAGCGCTCTTGCCGCGCTGGCAAAACGAAACCCCGAAGATTGAGGCATTAGAGTTTGAGCTATGCCACGCCACATCCGCGTATGAAGAGGCTATCAAGCGCGCCACCACGATCTTTGAGCATTGCGTTATGATTTCGCAAACCAATCGCGAAAACGAACAGCGCGCAGACTTGGCAAACGCCCGCGCAGACCGGGCAGAAGCCGCCCTTGCCCGCGTCGAGGCAGAGATTGCCAAGTCTGGCACGAAGCCGCGTAGCACGAACGCCGATCTTATCGCTGCGTCGAGGGCTGCGTCGAGCAACAGCTATGCCGCAACGGACACGAAGCCGGTCTCTACGCTATCGGACTCGCTACAGTCTATGGCAGAGGCGTCGACAAGCGAATTTCAGAGACTCTTGTCGAACGCCATGTCGAACGGGGTAACCGTCGATTTGGTGAAGTCGATACTACCGAAGACCCTGCCCCATTATATCACCGAGTTTAAGTATGATGTCACTCGTGACTCTGCGCGGGGCAACATGGGCGGCGCATTTTTCGCAGAGTTTTTCTACAAGGTCGATGGTAGGGGCATGGTCATAACCTATACTTTATCCGACTTTATCAAAATCATTACCCGTGGTTCTGACCACTATTGGAATGATTATTTCGAAGCAATCGGCGCAACGAATGCATGTGACGAAGGTGATCAGTCATGACCTTGGTCATAGGCATTCCGATCCTTCTGCTTGGCATCGCTGGCGTATTCTTGGGTGGTCGACCATCCAAGGACGCCAACGAACGCACAGAGGATGGTTCAAAGCCGTATTGGTTAAACGGTGGCGGATCATGAACCCCCGCGAATGGGCAAGGCGTCAAGAGCGTGAGAAGTTTGACGAATGGACAAAGAGACCATCTGTCTTGGCTGCTGCTGAATCTGCGGAACGGAATGCCCTGATAGAGAGGCTTACTTGCACAATTGCCAAAAGAGGCGATGACTTTCTTCATGGCCTCCGCCTGCGCCTTATCGCCAAGGATGCACCGAAGGTTCTTCCGGCAGTTTGGAATACCGAGATATTGACGCTGATTTGCGATGAGCTTTATCGTAGGTGCGTCAAGAAATTCATGGCACAACATCAGATCGACGATGAAGCCGAGTTGGCCGATCCGGTAAACCTAACCCTCTTCGATATGCAGCATCCGGGGGTGCGACCGACAACTTCACGCGATTGACTAAATACCATATCGCGGGGTTTTGCTCCTTTCTCCCCTGCGATTGTTGATGATGACGATGGGCGGAAGTTTTTTTGCATTTTTTCCTTCCGCCCATTGCTCCGGTGAATATCGACTGAACTGGCTCGACCGGGCAGGCAACGGCACACCGCTGATAAATATCAGTTATGGAAGATAACCACGGACTACTCGCATTCTATGCGACACTCATTGCAATTTGCTACCTCGCGACCGTTGCGGCGATCCTTGCCTATTCGGGAAAGTATGCCGAAGCCCTTGGTTTTGGCGGTCTTACGACAGGTCTTATCGGCGTCATCAAACTTCCGGCATCACGAACTGTGACGGTTGAGAATACCGCGTCTAATCCCGTGCCAGTCGAGCGTGCACCATGATCTTCACCAACGCGCTGCAAGCCTCTACCCCAACCACCGCGACCGTTCAGCACCGTCCCGACACTCGCCCGATTGAAGCTTCAAGCTTTACGGGTAGCGATATCTCTTGGGTGCTTGGCATCCTACTTGCCGTTCTTGGTGTTTACACAGGTATCGCAAGCCTCATGAAATCGAAAAAGAAAGAGGAAGACGAGCAGGCAGAACAGCGCGCGCAATCCATTCGTGGCGAGATCGTTCAAAGCCGCAAGGATCATGAACGCGACGCTGTCGATTTGAAAGCGAAGTTCAGCGAGTCCAAGGAAACGATCGAGCGCGATATCACTTCACTGAAACAGCAAATCAATCATGTCGACAATAACGCGAAACAGCGCGACGATGCGTTGCGGATGCACGCGGATAAGATTGAGACAGAGCGTCGTGCCGACTTCACGCGCATCGTTCAGCTTGAAGCCAAATTCGAGTCTCTGGTAGCATCGGTCAACGATGTGAAGACGCTGGTGAAGGACGGTCGAGACGAACATAAATCGCAATTCGACCAGCTATGCGCATCGATCCGCGAGGTCCGGGATGCCAAATCGAAGGGGTGACGGTTACCCCTAACAGTATGTGGCACGGACCGCCCCTGCCCGGTATCATGCGAAGATGAGCGACATACGAAACATCGTCATTTTGACCGGCGCAGGCATTTCTGCCGAGAGCGGCATCCCGACATTTCGGAGCCAAGGCACTGATTTGTATTGGGAATATGACGACACGGAGGGCGTTAGAAAAAAACATCGGGTCGAGGATGTCTGTACCCCCGAGGCGCTCGCCGCGGATCCGGAGTTGGTGCACCGCTTCTACGATCTCCGTCGGGCGGCGCTGGCGACGGTCGAGCCCAATGCCGCGCACCGTGCGCTTGCGCGGCTGGACGAAGCGTGGGGCGGCGGATTGTTGAT